TTATTTCTTTTTTTCTAGTTTAGCGACGATAGCTTTTAGGCTAGCATGATCTTCTCTAATGTCTGCAAGAATTTCAACAAGATGGTCGTGGTCTTCTTGAGCACGTTGTTCAGCAGCTTGACCAGCAAGATTTTGACCTACCATGATAAGAGGAAGTGCTACAAGCTGAATGATGCCACCAGATACGTAAAATACGAAATCTTGAAGTGATGGAAACATTGTAGGTAGCATTGACCAGACGAAAAAGAAATACACACACCAAATGCTTGACATCCATGCGACTGTTTTCAAAGCAATTGAATCATTAATTTTTGATATATTCATAATTTTCTCCTTTACTTTATTATGAAAAGCATATATATTTATAATTATAAAGAGTTTATTGGGAAGTGGCGCAGCGGTAGCGCAGGTGACTGTTAATCACTTGGTCGTAGGTTCGAATCCTACCTTTCCAGCCAATCTATTGAACGATGTCGTTCAACTTATGCTGTTGTCAGAACTGATGGGAAGTACAGATAGTAAACACTAGGACACCGTTCGAATCGGAGCAACAGCAACTGCCCAAGTAGCACAGCGGTAGTGCAATCGCCTTGTAAGCGATAGGTCGGGAGTTCAATCCTCTCCTTGGGCACCATATATCGGGAGAGCTGTCTGGAAACAGTAGCTGCAGCTTGAAGGTTCGAGTCCTTCTCTCCCGCCCAGTTTTGCTCTCTTAGTTAAATGGTATAACAGATGTTTAGTAATCATCTATTGGCAGTTCGATTCTGTCAGGGAGCACCACAACGTACCGGCCACGCCTCTCGACGTGTAAGAAGCGCAACAGGCATCTGGAATTAACCAGTGATGACTCTAACGGGTCAACGGTCTCTATTTGGTTTGTGAGTATTTTGCATTTAGATAAATATTATAAATGTAAAAATAATATTTGAATCATATAGGAGTCGACCATGCATGGATTCAAAGAATTTGTTGTAGAAAATGACGATGAAAAATATGATCGTGAAAAACATATCAAAAAATTAGACAAAACGGGAAAGTCATTAATTAATCATCTTAACAGAACTAATAGCCGTAAAAGTGGAAGAACATTTGAATTGATCCGTAGATATGATGATTTGAAGGATCATATGATTAACCAAGATCACGAAGGGTGGAAAAAATACTCTAAAGATAGAGATTTTGACCCTAGCCATCGTGGTAGAGATTTCTTAGCTTAATTTTTAAAACTATATTAGTATAATTTCTGTTTGATCTAGGTACCTTTAGCCCACCCAGTGTCGACCATGTTTGGTGGAGCTCGTCGCAATCTTAGACGACATTCGAGCCAACACGTGAGGCTCAGCTTATTTGACGCAGTGTGCAAGGAATGGCTACTTCAAGGTCTGCAAAACCTCATTATGTGGGTTCGAATCCCACCTGCGTCTCCAACAATAAAGGCCCGTGAATCAGCTGGTGTAGATACTCGTCTGTCTAACGAGTTAGAGGGGTTCGAAACCCCTACGGGTCGCCAATAATAAATATACAATATCAGTCAGGGAAAGTGGTAATCCGCAGGTCTCCAAAACCTTGAGAATTCGGTTCGATTCCGAAGACTGGTGCCATTTATTTTCAGTTAATCTAGATTAAAAAAGCTTAATTTGACTTAATCATAGGAATGTCCTATTATATAATAGTTCACAGAGAGTGAACTTAAAAACATTGGAGAATACACCATGATTAAGACCCTTATTGTTGCTGCTTCTGTCCTTGCTTTTTCTGGTGCTGTAATGGCAACAGAAGTTCCTAAGACTGCTCCAAAAGCAAAGTGTGTTGCATCTGCTACTGTAAAGTGCCCAGTTGAAACTGCCAAGAAGCCAGAAGCAAAAAAGACTACTAACTAAAAAACTTTAGAGTCAACGGTGTAAAAGCCGTTGACTCTTTACACGATGAGATAAACACATGGCTGTTATTGCAATATACAAGCATCATCCTTATTGTTCTGATGACTCAGCTTCTGGTTTTAAAATTGCAATGGGGGATTACCACTCATGTGTTTACATCGATGAGAAAGACATAGCCATAGATATTCTTAACCATTTTGATATGGTAGTGTTTCCAGGTGGTGTTGGCGACTCCGATATCTTTGATTCATTGCTTACTGACAAAATACAAATTATAACACAGTATGTAAAAGATGGTGGAAAGTACCTTGGAATATGCATGGGTGCTTATTGGGCTGGTTCTAATTATTTTAATCTTTTTAATGGTGTAGATGCTGTGCAGTACATCAAGCAGCCTGAAGCTCAGAAGAGACGGAGCTATGGTACTGTGGTCAACGTCGAGTGGAATGGTAATGAGGAAGAAATGTACTTTTACGATGGCTGCACGTTCAAGAGCACGCCAAACAATCCAAATGTATTTGACGGTGAGGTAATAGCTTGCTACAGTGGCAACGTGCTATATCCTGCAGCCATCATCCAAGGCAACGTAGGTGCTATTGGACCACACCCTGAGTCGTTAGATTACTGGTACGACACTTGGTCATACATGCCAAGATGCTGGCACGAAGGCCGTCATCATAAGTTGTTAAGAGAGTTTGTTAAGAAATTGCTTGGGTAGCTCAGTTGGTAGAGCACTGGTCTGAAGTACCAGGTGTGGGCGGTTCGATTCCGTCTCCAAGCACCACTATAAGAGGCTGATATGTTTACGTTAAAAGAAGTATTGGAATGGGATGGTATATCTGTAATCGATAGCCTTATCCATACTGGTTTATGTAAGACAAAGTCAGAAGCTCGTCGTATGATTGAACAGGGTGCTATTAAAGTTGATGACATTAAGGTTGAAAGTCATACTGCATTAATAATGGTAAACCCTGTTACAAAACATCATTGCTTACTACAAAATTATAATTTAGATTGGTCCCGTAGCTCAAAAGATACGAAATTATAAATATATTTGTATCTGGAGGGTTCAATGAAAACGTGCACTAAATGTAGACAACAAAAATTATTAGAAGATTTTGCGTGGAAACAAAAAAACAAAAATATAAAACACTCTATGTGCAATCCTTGTAGGAGAGAATATAGTAATGCATTATATAAAAATAATGAAGCTACAAGAAAAAAAACAATAGAAAGATCAAAACGAGTAACTTCCAATCATAGAATAAGATTTAATGAATATAAGAAAACATTAAATTGTTTTGTTTGTAAAGAAACAGAACCTAGCTGTCTTGATTTCCATCATATAGATCCTTCTAAAAAAGATTTCACTATTTCAGAACATATTAGTAAGTCTGGTTGGAATAAATTAATGGAAGAAATATCAAAGTGTATTGTTTTATGTGCTAACTGTCATAGAAAAGTACATGCAAATGTAATAGATTTAAATGCACTGGTATCCAGCTCCGCTACGAACGGAGACTAAGGTAACTGGAATGGAAGATGCAGGTTCGAATCCTGTCCAGTGCTCCATTGGGGATTGGTGAAACTGGTATCACGCCTGACTCTGACTCAGGTATTTGAGGTTCGAACCCTTAATCCCCAGCCAAAAAATATATATATATAGTATTATGGCCCTATGGCAGATTGGTTATGCAGGCGCTTCTAAAACGCTGTGAAGCAGGTTCGATTCCTGTTAGGGTCACCACTGATTGAGGGAGAAGTTAAAATGAAGAATTTTATCGCCTAGACTTACAGACCACCCTAAATTATTCCGTTGACTTTGATTGAATACTATTTTAAATTAACAATAACGGAGTAACAAAATGTCTGTACAATTAAAAATTAAATCAAAACATCTTGCACTTGAACCTGCTATTATTCGTAAAGAAGAACATAAACTTCTTAAACAGATTAAACATTACAAACAGTATCATCAAATTGCTGATACCAGTATATGGATTTATTATAAAGGTCATCCAGATCTTTTTAAGCTGTATGGAAAACATGCTAATCTTAGCAACCATCGCAAGCAAGATGTTCGTAATGAGGCAAGAGCAACGTTTCTTGCAAGGGCCTACATTAAAGGCATTCCTTACAAGGTAGTTGAGAGTAAGACTAAAGAAGGTGGGCTGTGGAACGCTGTTTCATCCAGTCTTGTTAGAATGGTAATGAAATATGGTTCAACAAGATATTATCCTGATTATGATAAATCTGTTCATCCATACAAGACAATTAAGACTGCAGAAGCCAAGGCTTGGGAAGATATTGAAAAGTGGCTTAAGCAGTAATGAGTTTGGGGGATTAGCTCAGCGGTAGAGCAGGACCTTTACACGGTCAAGGTCGGCAGTTCGAACCTGTCATCCCCTACCATAAATACACTTGATTCTATTTTTTAATTATGAGGTTATCATGTTATTCAAATCCAGAGTACTTTTTCTTCTTAAAAGACGTGAAGACTTTAACAAAGATGTTCACAATACTCATGGTTTGAGTACAGGTCTTTATAATTCTGCTAAATTTATTGACACGATGTTGAATTATTTTAACATCGTGTCTAACATCTCTGTTGTTGTTGATGGTAATGATATCGACAGAGAAGTTACTAGATATAAGCCTACCCACGCCATCATTGAAGCGTTATGGGTGACACCCACCAAATTAAAACAGCTAATTGATCTTCATCCAAATGTCACATGGATAGTTCGTCTTCATAGCGAGCTTGCTTTCCTTGCTGGTGAAGGTATTGCTATGGATTGGTTGGGTGACTATGCTCGATTATCTAATGTTAAGATTGCATGCAACTCTGAAAAGATGTTGGATGATATTCGTACGTTCATTCAAATTAGAAATGATGGTTGGAATAAAAAGCAGCTTCATGATAACGTAATATTCCTCCCTAACTATTACCCTCAGAAATATCTTAAGAGGCAAAAGGCTAAAAGCAAAGAGTTCTTGGACATTGGTTGCTTTGGTGCAGTCAGACCTTTAAAGAACCATCTTACACAAGCAATTGCTGCTCTTGAGTTTGCAGAAAAGAAAAAGAAGAAGCTTCGTTTTCATATTAATGCAGGTAGAGTCGAAGGTATGGGTGAACCTCACATTAAGAATTTGAAGGCTTTATTCCAACATGTTGCAGATCAGGGTCACAAGTTAATCCACCACGAATGGTCACCTAGAGAGGACTTCCTCGAACTTTGTTCAAGTATGGATATTGGTTTGCAGGTAAGCCTTTCAGAGTCATTTAATATTGTTGGTGCTGATTATATTAGTGTTGGTGTTCCATTAGTAGGTAGCCACGAGATACCTTGGGCTCATCATTTGTTCTGCTCTAAATCAACACACACTTCTGATATTGTTGAAAAGCTAGAATGGGCATATGACTGGCCAAATCTAAATACATATCTCAATAGAAAGTCACTAACGCGTTATACAAGCAAAGTGAGAGCAGTGTGGCTAAAAAGTTTTCAATAAGAAATATTTTTAATTTTTTAAAAAAAAGCAGGAAAGAAGATACTAAAATGTCACATCATCATGGACGTCACAAGGTACACATTCACGCTTGGACTCCTCATGAATTAATTTCACAAGAAGTTATTTTTGAGAGTTTTGAACTTGCATTTGAATTTGGTGCAAAGTTTAATTCTGATAATGCTGGAAGTGTTGTCAAAGTTTATGATGGATCTGGTCAGATTGTTCATGCATTTGATCAATCAGTATCTGACACCTATGCTTAATAACAATACTCTACTAATTTATTGCGGATGTAGCTCAGTGGTAGAGCATCTCGTTGCCAACGAGAATGTCGTGGGTTCGACCCCCATCGTCCGCTCCAATTTTTAAAAACAAAGGATATCCTATGCATTGGATACATAGAAAAGATCAAACTGCCTATGAAGGACTGATGAAGAGTCGGGGTCATCATCCTGAAATTATGGAACAAAATGATAAAGAAATCTATGTAATGATGCCTGAAAGCGTTGTCCACACATGGGCAGCTGCAGGATACTGGTTCAGGTAACAGTTATGCATCCAGATGAAAGCGATGTAGAAGTCTTAGCCTACTACAATGCAGACTCAGAGGACCTTTGGATCTTTGATAAGTTAATTGTGGCACGTAAGATGGGATATGTATGTGGTCCTGTAGGTACCATTGTACCTAAACCTGGTGAATATATTGTTCGTCCTTGCGTCAATATTCCTGGTATGGGACGTGGAGCTAAAGTTACACATCTTGAGTATGATACTCTTGATCATCCTGATTGCCATCCTGGTTTCTTCTGGTGTGAAGTGTTCAAAGGAAGACACATATCCGTTGATTATTATGATGGTATTCAAACATTGACTGTTGAGGGTACAAGAGATGCAAACGCACCTCTCTGGAGGTTCAACAAATGGCAAAAGGTTAATGACATTCTTCCTTTACCAGAGATATTTTTACCGTTGAAAACAAAATATAATTGCATTAATATAGAGTATATTGATGGAAAGCCAATAGAAGTTCATTTAAGACACAATCCAGATTTTGTACACGGCAATTCAATAGCAATACCAGTATGGCAAGATCAAACTGATATAGTGGACATGCCTGGATTAAAATACATCGAAGCACTTGATTTTAATAGAAAGGGCTTTTGGATAGACTGAGGAGGTCATTATGACTAGACAGAAGATGAATATAGAAGAAGTAGCAGCATTTATTAACGCACAATCACCAGAAACAAAAGTATACATTGGTGGTGACTCAGAACGATTCTTAATCAATAACGTCTGGCATGCTGATTATACTCTTGCTGTCGTTGTTCATTATAGTGGCAATCGTGGTTGTAAGATCTTTGGTGAAGTGATTCGTGAAAGAGATTTTGACCAGCAGAAAGACAAGCCTCGTATGCGTCTAATGAATGAAGTATATAAGATTGCAGAACTTTATATGCAATTAGCAGAAGTGTTGGAGGATCGTCTTGTCGAAGTACATCTTGATATTAACCCTGACGAGCATCATGGTTCAAGTTGTGTTATCAACGAAGCCACTGGGTATATTCGAGGTATGTGCAACGTTGTTCCTATGGTCAAACCTAATGCTTTTGCTGCTAGCTACGCTGCTGATAGATTGAAACAGGTGTTAGCAGCTTAATAAATATATTGTAATTGCGGGTGTAGCTCAGGGGTAGAGCTTCAGTTTTCCAAACTGACTGTCGTGGGTTCGATTCCCATCGCCCGCTCCAAAATTCAACAGGCAGTGTAGTAATAACGGTCATGGGTCGCTCTCATGGCGAGGTCGGGGAGGCGGAGCCTCATAACCTTGGAAACCCGTGCACTGAAAAGAGGATGCATACTCGTTCCTGTTGAATACTTTCTATTGGGAGAGAGTTGTTATTGCAAAATAATGCAATTTATAAATACTCCATAAACAGGAGCGTATAATGTGGAATTGTAAACACTGCAATAACGACTTTAGTTTCACAAGAACTACTGAAAAAGCTAATCATTCTCGTCATTGTGATTCTAATCCTAACAAACGTATAAGTTATTCTCGCAACAAAGAAATACTTATGCAACGTTTAGATAACAAACTTGGTAAATATGAAACCTATCATGTTAGTTGCCAAGGTTGTAGTAAGACTTATGAAGTTAAAGAAAGGTCAGGATCTTTTCCTTCTAAAAAATATTATTTTTGTTCTAGGAGTTGTGCCAATTCTGTAGGTGGCAAAGCAAAAGCTGAAAAATATCACTATGATGAGGTTGCTACATATACTACTGTAGCATGGAGATACCATGAGAAAAAATGCATAGCTTGTGGTGAAGATAAAATTGTTGCAGTTCATCATTTAAATGAAATACATTCAGATAATGATCCAAAAAATTTAATACCACTATGTCCTACTCATCATCAGTATGTACATAGTAGATATAAGTATCTTGTTGAAGATAAAATTAATTTATATTTGAAAGAAAAATGGGGCTAGGGACTGCTTGGGGTGGTCACCTCACTTGCAATGAGGATATCAGTAGAGTTCAAAACTCTATAGCTCCACCAAAAGGTTTTAGTTATGTCTGATATTGATAATGATCCAAGATTTGTTCAAGCATTTTGGGATTGGTTTGATAGTCTACCAATAGAACAAAAAGAGTTCTATTGGAACATGAAAGCTGACATGGCAAAGATATATTTTTATAATAAATTCTATAAAGGTTCTAAAAAAAATGCAGATAGTAAGCGCAGCAGGAGTTAAGGTTGAATATGCACTATCATCTATAATGAATATTGAACAAGCATCTTTTGCTGGAGATTATATCACTATCGATGACTTCAACGAACATTATGAAAGAACATATCTTCTGTTAGATATAGATCAAAATATTTTAGGGTATTATATGTGGTACCCACAAAATGACAATCAAGCATATCTTTACAGCATTGCTATTGATAAATACCATCAGGGCAATGGTTACTCTAAATTGATGTTAGAACATTTCTTAACTGTTAGTGGTTACAATACTCATTGTTTGCACGTCAATCCTAGTAATACAAAAGCTATGCACCTTTATTCTAAGTATGGGTTTGTTCAAACTCAATTTATCGAAAACTTTTATGAAGATGGGGCATCTGCTGCGTTAATGTTTAAGTAAGATGAAATACAAAATAGTCCATTTGTTTGGAAACATAGATGATTATGACCTACAAACTTATAGATTATTATTGGATCCAGAAGACACCAAAGAGAGTGAAATTCTCGATAACGGCTGGTACGTGTTTGATGGCCGTTGGCTAGCAAATCGTCTTGTAAGATTAAAACTTTCACAGTACACCAAAGAACCTAAACAAATTAAAGGTTATAGATTTGTCTTTAAAGAGCGTTTGGATGATTTGTCAGAAGTTGAAAGAGTATTTCAAACTTTCATTAAGCTAAAGGGCCTTAGCCCAATTTATAGCCTTGGTTGTGATCCAGAAAGAGCCTCGTGGCTATTGGTGTATAAAGATGATACACTTGTTGCATTTACAAAATTTACAAACTATGATGGTGCTTTAGAAAGTCAATTTACAGCTTGGGATTATTCAGAACCAAAAATATCACTGGGTGTAAAGATTGTTGACTATGAAGTTAAACACGCAAAAGAAAAAGGATATCCTTATCTTTATATTGGTCCAGGATATGGCACGATTGCCACATATAAATCAAGGTTTCAGGGGTTTGAGTGGTGGACAGGATCAGAATGGTCTAATGATGTAGATAAATATGTCGAAGTTTGTAACAGAGACTCTTCTATCGAAACACTTGAGGATCTCAATAGATTGTTTAATGATTTAAATGCATAAAAGTAAAACACAGCTTATTAAGGTTCTTTCTTTCAAAGCACATAAGATGCTTTCTGACCCTAGAGTACAGAAAAGAGTGGACGAGAAAGTGACTATCAATAGAAAGTATGATGTTCCTTTTATTGCTGGTTATTCAAAAGATGGTAAAACAATTTACATAGATCGCCATTTTAATCCTATGTTTGGTGATATCAATGTAATGCGTTTTTTGCTAATTCATGAGAAAACTGAAAAGGCTTTATTAGATTTTTATAATTTAGATTATCAGCAGGCACATCACCTTGCTACACACTATGAACATCAGCAAGTAGATTTAGCAGGAATTAACTGGCGAGAGTATACGAAGCACTTTAGTGTATATGAGAAGAACCTTGAACATGAACACCTAACTAAAGTACCTCCTGATCTAGATCTTGAGCCATATAAAGACGAGCGTGATTCTAATTTTAAAAAATTAGAAGATATGCAGAAAAAAGAAATTAAGTTTGACAGAGTTAATAAGCGCGTGTAGTCCAATTGGTAGAGGCGCCAGTCTTAGAAACTGGATGTTGTGGGTTCGAGTCCCTCCACGCGCACCATAAATAAAAGAACAATTTCTTTTTATTTGGAGACGACCCTATGTTCACTATATGTCCTGCCAGTGGTGCAATCAGTGAAAACGATGTAAACCTTGCGTATGGCTTAGGAACAAACCTTGATGCTTATCATGGTGTGACATATTATGTTGGTTCATCAAGCAGTGTGTCTGGTGTCTTTCCTCCAGCAGGTCAACCACTCTCACTCAATATGTTCTACAATACATGGATAGTAGGACCTCCTCGCAAGATTACTTTTAATGCAGGTGAATCTGGTACATTCAAAATACCAGGCTTTCGTAACTTCATCGTAGTTCACGTATGGGGTGGCGGTGGTCGTAATCAAGGTGGTTCTGGTGGTGGTGGTGCTTTTAGACAATTTAACTATTCGTTAGATGGAAGAACTAACTATCCTACGACTACCATTGGCACTCCTATGGCTTATTCTGTTGGTATAGCAAGTAACGGCCAAGCACAGAATGGTGTAACAAATAGCTTTTGGAACGGTAAGCTGATTGGTGGTGGAGGAGATTGTAGCCCTGGTGATCAGTATGGTGGTGGAGGCGGTGGTTGGCTATCTCAAGGTGGTAAGATAGGATCTTCTGGTTGGTACCAAAATCCTGGAAAGCCTTATATTGCTAACACACACGTTAATCAAAATGTATACAACGGTGCCTCAAGAAGAGGCAGTGGGTATTACGATACACAAAACAAATATAGAACACACACAACAACCTATCATTTCTTTGGTGAAACTTTTACAATAACTAATTCATATCCATCAAATGATGGCAACTGCAGCCCCTTTGGTGGTGGTGGCGGCGAGAATGGCAATCCAATTGGTTATGGTCCAGCAGGTGGATTTGCTGTATTTGGTGGTGCTGGTGGTGCATTGGATGATGGTGGCTACAGCATATACGGTGGTGCTACTAGTGGTGGATCTTCTAACGGCAAATCAATATATGGTGGCCAACCAGGAACTGTTCCAGGAGGATCTGGAGCAGGTGGAAGAATAGATGTGTACATTGATCTTGCTCCACCATTTGATGCAACAGCTGATATGATTTATTATGGTGCCCCTCCTAATCAAGATGCTCCAGCAACACCTTCGTGAATACAATTTAAAACAATTACGTTTATTTTTAGAGTGAATGACAATGAAAACTATTTTGGTTACTGGTGGATATGGATATATCGGTTCTCATACAATTAAAGCTCTCGCCGAGTCAGGATGTGTTGTTGACAGTATCGATGTTAAGCAATCTTCAAACGACATAGAGAAGTATCTCCGTAAGAACAGAATTAAGGATATATCAAGTCCACAGGATTGGAGTCAATCATGGGGTGAGTATGATGCTGTTGTTCATCTTGCAGGTTTGATCTCTGTAGAAGAATCCGTTCGTCAACCATGGTTATATTTTAAAAATAACGTGGTTGGAACTAAGAATGTGCTCGATTGTGTTAACACAGATCATGTAATATTTGCATCCACGGCAGCTGCATTTAATCCATCTTCACCATACGCAACTTCTAAGATTGCTGGCGAGCAGTTGATTAAAGCAGACAAGAAGAACCACACAATCTTTAGGTTCTTTAATGTAGCAGGCAACAATGGTGATTTCCATCAAATTGGTGCAGCAACACATTTAATTCGTGTTGCAGCTCAAACAGCAGCTGGCAAAAGATCATATATGAATGTCAACGGAACAGATTGGAATACACGTGATGGAACTTGTATTCGTGACTATGTTCATGTAATGGATCTCGTTGATTGCATTGTAAAGGCAGTAGAAGTTCCTGCCAATACCGACTATGAATGTATTGGTAGTGGTATTGGATATACGGTAAATGAAGTGATTGACATGATGAAGGATGTGTCAGGAAACAACTTTAAAGTGTTTAATTCCGAACGCAGACAGGGCGACACTGCTGAAGTGTTAATGCCAGAGCAAAAGTCTAAGTACTTCTACGGTAATAGAACACTAGAGGATATGTGCCTCAGTGCATATAAAGCAGAACTATTACGATAGTTATTTGTTGAGGTCTATATTTTTAATCTTACTAGCATATAGATCTACACTGTGGTCATCGATTGCATCAAACCACTTGCCGCTCAACCACGATCTCTTATGTGCACGCCACTTGTCTTTAATTGTCTGCCATGTAGTGAGTGGACGAATGTTTCCGTAAAAATTAATGTAGTGTAGGTTGCCATCATGTCTAAATCCTAACCACGTTGGTGGAACAGTTGTCACTACATCGTTACAATTGACATATCTATGATGTTCTGTTTTTATGCAATTGACATATGTTTGATTGCCCAAACGAGGGCATCCATATGTAAACAACATGGTTGGATTTAACCCTTCATACTCTAGCTCTTGTGTAATATAAAGAGCCATTGCAGCACCAAGACTGTGACCTGTCAACCATATAGTACGATTGGGATATTGTCTTACATAGTTTATAATCATAGGAAGAAGTTTTCTCGCTTCTCTCCTAAAACCTTCGTGGACCCAACCCTCAGCATGTCTTTTTGGAATTGTATCCAGATCGGCATACAAATCATTTACTTGGGTTGGTTGCGTGCCGCGACAGGTTATTACAAGATCCTCATTATTACAAGCAGCATGACCTTGAGCACCATCATTGGTAAAAAACACATAGTTCTTTAGGTTATATTTCTTAAAGTCTAACGAGCAGTCATCTTTATAGGCTGCTGATGCAAATGTAGCAAACACGTATGACTTTTCTAAAAATGACCAATTCTGTATCATGTCATGCTCCAATAAATATCCTATATAGTAATGTAATATTATTTATGGGAGATTGGCATGAAAGAGTTCGATCAATTTATTGGTAAAAGCTATGGCGATGTGAACAATCAAATTACTGACCTTGCTAAAGCACATGGCTGGCAAGCTGTTCCTTGGCCAGTTGGTATTGGGATGGTAGCGCTCGATGAAACCACTTTAATTGTTGAAATTAAAAGTGATATCGATGATATTATTGTAAGCATCAAAAGAGACATTTAAAAAGTTTGGAGAGTTGGCTGAGTGGCCGAAAGCACTCGTTTGCTAAATGAGCGAAGGTAGCGATACCTTCCGTGGGTTCGACTCCCACACTCTCCGCCATTATATAAATAGAAAATGATAAAATATAAATCAGTATTCATCTCAGATATTCATTTAGGCACTAAAATGAGTCAGGCAGACAAACTGCTTGACTTCATGAAAACATTTGAGTGTGATAATCTATTTCTCGTTGGTGATATAATTGATGGTTGGGCATTGAACACAGGGTTCTACTGGCCTCAAACACATAACGATGTTATACAAAAGATTTTAAGAAAAGCACGCAAGGGTACCAAGGTAGTCTACATTCCTGGCAACCACGATGAATTTCTACGTTCATTTTGTGATACAGAATTTGGTAATTTAATTTTAACAAAACAATATATTCATACAGCGGCAGATGGAAAAAAGTATCTTCTGATGCATGGCGATGAGTTTGATGCTGTTGTATCTAAAATGAAATGGTTGTCTCATCTAGGAAGTTGGGCATATGATTTCAGTATCTTTTTTAATATATTTGTTGCTAAAATTAGAAACAAATTAGGTCTTCCATATTGGTCATTGAGTGCCTGGTTAAAGTATAAGGTGAAACGTGCAGTTAATTTCATTAGCGATTACGAAGAGAATCTCTCCAATTATGCCTTATCTAAGGGTGTACAAGGGATTGTTTGTGGTCATATCCACCATCCTAATATGCGAGATATCCAGGGAATTACATACCTTAATTGTGGGGATTGGGTCGAAACTTGCTCAGCAATTGTTGAACACCAAGACGGCACCATTGAAATAATTTATTGGAAATGAACTGTTGACATTTATGTCAAACCGACTATAATAGTCTCTATGGAAACAAAATTTGAAGAAATAACTAAACGACTGTGGTTGACATATAAGTTGTACCACAGTGTTGCTGTAACCAATGGTACGGATAGCACTCAGTATGCTAACGAATCAACAGATAGCTTCTTACAATATCTTGAAGCAACAACAACAGGTGATATGGCATACAATTGGGATATTCCCTGTGCCATTGAAAACCAGATACGTATCCTTAAAGGGTTTATCGAGTGTTATGATAAGCCTATTAAGAGAGATGCCATTACTAGCAAGACAAGATGGACTGTCTAATATATTATGAAACACGTTCTCATCGTTGGCCAGAATAGCTTTATAGGATCAAAGCTATTTACCAGCTATTCTCATACACACATGGTTGATATGGTACCTCATTCTATTTTGGATGAGGTATCTTTCATTAAGTATGACGTTGTGATAAACTGTTCTATAAATCCTTTGTACAGAAATAGTCCTTACTCTGAAGACATTGATATGGACTTAAAGGTGTCACGCAAATTTGACGGACACTATATCATGTTCAGTTCTCGTAAGGTTTACGGCAGCAATGATCAACTGTATACATATACAGAACAGTCACCAATCAATCCAACCGATCATTATGGTTGGAACAAAGCAATGACAGAGCAAAAGATTGCTCAGGAGAAGTCAAGCTATACAATTTTCAGAGCTTCCAATATATACGGATTAGAATACCAAAGAAATTCTATCATGGGATTTCTTATGACGCAGCTAAAAGACAAAGGCAACATCGAGATAGACATTAGCCCGTACACTCAGAAAGATTACATTTACTTAGAGGATGCAATCAATTTGATAGTAAAGGCTGTTGAAAAACAATCACAAGGGGTGTACAATTTAAGCTCTAGTGAAGGTCAATTGTTTGGCAATATTGCTAATTGGTTATTGGAAGGATATGGAAGTGGTTCACTTCTATGTAAATCCAAACAGGTAAAAGATCAATTTATTCTAGACAACACTAAACTGCTTGACTTTCTCGATATAGACTACCAATTTAATAACCAACAAATTATTACACTGCTTGGTAAACACTTGTCTAACTTAATTAATATTTGATAGGATTGAAAATGAAAATAGGATTTGTTTGCTCTTCATTTGATTTGTTTCATGCTGGTCATGTTACCATGCTTAAGATTGAAAAAGAGCTGTGTGATCACTTGAAGGTAGCTTTGCAAGTTGATCCTTCAGTAGATCGTCCTGGAATTAAAAACAAACCTATTCAATCAATCTACGAACGATATAGCCAGCTTGCTGCATGTAAATATGTCGATGAAATCTTGTTGTATGATACAGAAGAAGACTTACTTAATTTAATTAAGAGTCAGACCATGCACATTAGATTCCTCAGCGAGGAATACAAGAACCGTGACTTTACAGGTAAAGAATATTGCTTGAGCAATGGTATTGAGATACACTATCACCTTAGACAATACAACTACAGCTCTTCAGAACTTAGAAATCGTATCTATAACTTTGAATTAGAAAAGCAAAAAGAAAAGGTTAAAAAATGAAGAGTTTAATCTTTTGCCCAGTTGGTATTCCAGTTCATACCTACCCTGCTCTGTATGATGAAAATAATCATTGGAGATTTACTAAGCCTGAAAGATTGTATGACACAGTAGTCTATCAGTATAAGGATGACTTTGTTCCAGAGCCAGGAACATACGACTTTATTGAAAAGGCAAAAGGATATAAGTGGGAGATTGCAAAGCATTTCCTTGATACGTTTGATTATAGTGGGTATGAATATATTGGGTTCTTTGATGATGATGTGATTACAGACATCGAAAGTGTTAACCATGCAATTACATTGGCAACAGAAAAAAACATTAAACTGTTTCAGCTATCACTAGCAGATGGTTCAGAGCGATCCCATCATATCCTATTTCAAGATAAATCTTTAAAGTACAGCATCACAAGTTTTAATGAAGGAATGGGATGTTTTATTCATGTCTCTCTTATTCCTATATTCTTGGAGTTCTGCAAATTTCACCAACCTAAGTCTGGTTGTGGATTAGATTTAATCATGGCTCATATCACCAAAGAACAAGCAATGGTCATCCATGAAAGATCTATGTTCCATCCACCTCGTGAATTTTATGGATATGTTTCCAAGTACTATGATCAATCTGCTGCAGACTCAGAAATGTACCATATTCTTGGCAATGTATATCCTCAATTTATGAGACATAAATATGGTCAGGATACAGGTCCATTTAACATCCCGCATACTGTTCATGCATTAGTTTTTAATAATTGATATTGGAGTTTATATTATGGGTATTGATGTCTCAGCAATGGCATTTCTAATGATGAATAAAAAGTATGTCAAGGGTGACGTACTGCAGCTTGGTCGCCAAGGAATGCACCTTGGATGGAATCAAGTGGATGCAAACAATGGCAGAAAAGTATTTGAAGCCATGGATACGGAAAATAAATTCCAAGATATCTTTTCAACCAATCCTCATGCAGATGGCTTCTTTACTTACCTTGGTGCCGATAAAGTTGATAGCATGGACTATTCAGACTTTGAGCAAGCATCGATTGTTCACGATCTAAACAATCCAGTTCCAAAAGAGCTAGAAAATAAGTTTGACTTTATCTATGATGGTGGTACAATAGAACACATATATGATGTTAAAACTGTTATGGAAAACATCAAAAAGATGTTGAAGCTTAATGGTGTATTTGCAGGTCTTGCTGTTGGTAACAATAGTCTAGGTCATGGATTCTATCAATTTAGTCCAGAACTATATCGTACTGTGTTCTCAGAAGAAGCAGGATACCTGATACACTCGTTGCAGTTAATTGAGAATACAGACATTCCAAACTTTATTGACCTTCCTACTCCTCCTAAAGGTGAGCGACAGGAAATGAGAACTAAGGATGTTCCAATCTACGTTTGTTTTATTATCGAAAAGATTAAAGAAGTGTCAGACACGAAGAACTTCCAGCAAAGTGACTATCTGAAGAATTGGGGTGAACTATGAAAGATTTAGTTATTGGTGCCGTTACCAATCTTTCCTGGGATCAGTGTAAGTATTGGGTAAACTCGCTTAATCAATCTGGATTCAGTGGTGATAAAATCATTTGCATGTTTGGTTCACAACCTGATTTAATTTCAAAGTTTAAAGATAATGGTTTTGAAGTATATGTGGCAGATAGCTTGCAACCTCATCAACACATATGCTCCTCTCGTTTTTATTTTTACTATAGCATTTTAAATGAATCGCATAGACAGTATAACAATGTTATTGCTACGGATGTTTCTGATGTAGTCTTTCAAAAGAATCCTTCTGACTATTTTGATCCTGATCAATATCCTGCACTTTTTGCTTCATCTGAAAACATTAAGTATATTGATGAGCCATGGGGTGCTAATAATGTTCGACTAGCGTTTGGTGACTTGGCATATTTGAATGTCAGGCATAACATTATTAACAACGCTGGTGTTATCGCAGGATCACATATTTACATTAAAGATTTATTCTTTGCTATTAGTATAATGTGTGATGGTAGACAACAATATGTTCCTGGTGGTGGTGCTCCAGATCAGGCTGCATACAATCTAATGTTGACACAAAAAGCCTATAGTGAAATTACCAACTTTGTTGGTCACGATCAAGGATGGGCTTGTCAAGTTGGTACTACTGCAGACCCACATAAACCTTTTGGTCAATTAAATATTGAACCTAATCCAATTATGGATAATGGTATTGTTAAGACATCTGATGGTGTTGAATATTATATTGTTCATCAGTATAATAGAAATCCACAATGGAAGCAAGTTATAGAAAACAAGTTTAAATAATAACCTATATACAACATAGGCTGCAACGTTTTTAATGTGGTATAGATTAATAGAGGATTAAAATGGCTAATGTAGTTCTAGATTCAAATAATAAAGTACAAGGTCGCAGTTACACTAGCAACCATGTTAAACTCCTCAAGCACATGGATCGTCTTTCGATCATTCAAGAAGGTGGTCGGCCTAAGCCTATCATGTTCCACATGTCGCCCTGTAACCCATGCAACTTGACTTGTTCCTTCTGTTGCTTTGCCAATCGTTCAATGAAGGAAATGCTTACAGTTGAACAGATGAAGTCTGCTGTTGACCAGTTTGCAGCTCTTGGTGTGCTTGGTATGGAATTTACTGGTGGTGGTGAACCTACTCTACATCCTAAGCTAGATGAAATGATTGAGTACATTCATGCAAAGGGAATTAAGATTGGTATTGTCACTAATGGTTCTCGTTTGAAAAAGATCAAGAATTGGCATTTAGTTTCTTGGGTTCGTCTAGGAATGTATGGCTTCGATGAAGGTTATGACTATGACCTTTCAGTATTTGATGGTCTTGATAACATCGAGATCTCTGCTGCATATGTTTGGGATGGTGCTCCAGAAACCTCAACCAATCCAAACGTCACAGGTAAGTGGACAGATCCTACCAAGAAGATTCTTTCTAAGGCACACTACAAGGAAGAGAACTTCTTCCGCATGCTTGATTGGGTTCAGGAAAAGAAGATCCCTACTCGTATTGCTTTTAATGCTATTAAGGATCCTACAGAGACTGCAAAAGACATCGAGAAGATTCGTGCTCTTCTTGCTACCTACGAAGAGAAGAATGGTGCATTGACTCATGCATTCCTTTCTGACTTCAACTTCAAAGGCACTCGTCGTAATGATCATTGCTACATGCACATGGTTAAGCCTTGCGTGTTCACTGATGGTAATGTCTATGTGTGTCCTTCTGCAGAACTTGCTCCAGAAAATGAATACCATGTAAATGATAAGTTTAAGGTCTCAGACATTGCAGGTATTACTGACTTCTACAACTCACAAGTTGGTGGTGCTGGTGTATCTCGTCGCCACCATGATTGCTCATTCTGTAAGTATGCCTACCAGAATGAATTGATCGATGATGTTGTTACTGAAACTCGCCACAACGAATTCGCGTAAAAGGAAAATTATATTATGAACGTATTTGATGAAAAGTATTACGAAGACGGTATCAACAACCATGTTAGTGGTTATGAGAATTACCGTTGGATGCCTGAACGTACAATTCGTGAAGCTACTTCTATTATCGATAAGATTGATTTTGAAACCGTGTTGGATTTTGGATGTGCAAAAGGATTCATGGTCTATGCAATGAGTCTCCTTGGTAAGAATGCATCAGGTGTAGATATCTCAGAGTATGCTATCAGTGCAGCTATGCCTCAGGTTAAAGATCAGCTCACATTAATTAATACTGCAGAGGATATTGCTGGCCATTACAATTTGCTTATGGCTAAGGATGTTCTTGAGCATGTACCTTATAATATTCTTCCAAGCATGTTAAAGACATTCCGTCAGAAGTGTGATAAAATTCTTGTTGCTGTTCCTCTTGGAGAAAATGGTAAGTTCCGTATCCGTCAGTATGAGATGGATGTTACTCATATCATTCGTGAACCTGAAGAGTTTTGGTTGAAGGCTCTTGGTGATGCAGGATTCAAGATTAAGTTCTTTGATTACCAGATGGGGCATCTAAAGAGTAACTGGACCGAGTCACATGAATTTGGAAATGCCTTTATTGTTGGTGAGTGATGGATCATTTCTATAGAAATATAAATAAAAAATAGTTACAATAAGGAGTCTATTATGGATCATTTTGCCGGTCAATTGAATGGGTATTGCAATTACTCTTCAGTATATAACTTTGTTATTCCTCGTCTTCCTACCGATGGTAAGATGGTAGAGGTTGGTGTGTTGTTTGGACAAGGTGTCTGCTATGCAGCAGTAGAAATTATTAATCACGAAAAGAATGTCAATATTACCGCTGTAGATACTTGGACTGGTACACCAGACAACTCTACAATTATGACACTCTACAATGATAATGATGTGTATAACCAATTTCTAACAAACATTACACCTGTTCAAGATCACATTACTGTTGTTAAATTAGATAGTGTATCAGCAGCTGCAACATTTGCGGATGGTAGCGTAGACTTTGTATACCTCGATGCAGATACAAGCCACGATGCTGTAAAAGCTAACATTGATGCATGGCTTCCAAAGGTGAAGTCTGGTGGATTTATTGGTGGTCATAATTATGACCTCGATACAGTAAAGCAAGCTGTTACTGAAGCATTCCCAGAAGGCACACCTAACTTCCTTACCTACAATGGTACAGGCTGGGGCGATAGCTGGTTAGTCACAAAGGCATAATATTTAAAACATATTATGATTAGTGAAATAATAATTAAAAAACTCGATGGCTTTTCAGGCAGTCGAGTTTTTTTAATGAAGAATAAAGATCGGTTGTTTATCCGTAAGATTGGTAATGTTGAACGCAATTACGAACAACTACCAGTCTTGTCGAAGCTTGACATAAATTGTCCTGCTGTGTTGTCAAAAAATGGTGATGTGTTGGATATGGAATATATCCATGGGCTCGATATGATTACATACCTCAAACACAACAGCGAGAAACCATTGATTGACTTCTTAATGAAGTCTCTGGATACTTTAAGCAAAGGATCACAAAGCAAGAATTACTTTGATGATTATGTCAGCAAGATTACTAATGTAGATTTTAAACATTTTAAATTTACAAAGATTCAGTTATTGGATAGTCTTCCTGCTTGTACACAACAATCAAACTATCACGGTGACATGACACTAGAGAACATTATATTCTCTGAAGGGAAGTTTTTCTTTATTGATCCAGTTTCAATTGAATATGATTCCTTTATTTTTGACATTGCAAAATTAAGACAAGATTTGGAATGCAAATGGTTCCTAAGAAAGTCAAAAGCAAGACTAGACACTAAGTTATATAATATACAGAATGCTTTGTTGGATAATTATCCAGAAGCAAGATGTGATAGTTTTTTAATTTTAATGTTATTGAGAGTATTCAACCATAGCATTGAAGATAGTTTTGAACAAAGATTTTTAATATCGGAGATTAATAAATTATGGAAGTGATTGTACCTGCTGCTGGTCTTTCTACTAGATTTCCAAATATGAGACCAAAGTACACTCTTACAGGGTATGATGGTAGAACAATGTTGTATAATGCATTGAGGCCGTTTATTGATAATACAGAACATCATATATCAATTGGTGTATTGGCTAATCACATTGATGAGTATGACGTTGTCAAGTTTATTAGAAATGATTTGGGTTGGAATAACATCGACATTGCCGTAATAAAACAACCTACAAGAGGTCCTGCCGAAACAGTATTCAATATTATTAATAACATTGGAATTAATCCCAACAGTAGTATTCTTATTAAAGACTGCGATAGTTTCTTCGAACATGATGACACAGAAGGTAACTATGTATGTACATCCAGCATTTCAGACCATAGTGTTTTGAGGAAGGTATACAATAAGAGCTTTGTTGTTGCCAACGATCAAGATATCATCGTTGATATTATAGAAAAAGATATTGTGTCAGATAGCTTTTGTGTTGGTGGTTATAAGTTTGAGACGGCTAAGTTATTTTGTGATTCCTACACACAGATTAAGGATAGTGTTGAAGAGCCTTTTGTCTCTCATGTAATCCAGCATGCTCTTTCCAAAGGAAACATTTTTACCAAAAAAGCTGTAACTAACTATACTGATGTCGGTACACTAGAAGAGTGGAATGCATACAACGATAGGCCTGTTATCTTCTGTGACATAGATGGAACAATTGTCAAAGCTAATCCTGCATTCATGGATCAATCGCCAGCTGTACCTTTGAGTAACAATATTAAAAGGTTAATCCAATTACAAACCAAAGGTGCTCAAATAATATTCACTACGGCAAGAAAGCAATCAAACTTTGATAGCACAAAGATGATGTTAGAAGATTTAGGGTTTATTAATTTCAGCTTGATATGTGGATTACAAAACTCTCGTAGGATCCTTATCAACGACTATAATAATGCTAATCCATTTCCAAGAGCCACAGCAATAAACCTTAAAAGAGATACGGATAATCTGGAAGACTTCCTATGAAAGTAGCTATTGTTATAACAGGTCACATGAGGTGTTGGAAACAGCTAGCACCACACTTCAAAGAGAAATACCTTGATGTATACAACCCTGACATTTACATCAGTACGTGGAATACAGAGGGTTGGTGGCAGTGGGGTGATTATTTTAAACAATCACCTTTGGTCAATGCAGATGAGTTGAGAGAGTTCTACAAACCTAAAAGATTGGTAGTCGAGCCATTTGATCCATTGTTTAACTATCTATTTACAGAAAAAGCTACCAAGTATACTAATGCAATTGGCCATCCTAAAAATATGATATCGATGTTTTATAAGTGGATGAGTGGAATTAATCTACTGGAAGACCAATATGATCTTGTAATTCGTATGAGACCTGATGTACAATATTTAAATACTTTGCCTGACTTTGATCCTTCTAACTTCTATGTAGCAGAGATACCAGGACTAAAGCAAGGTGGTTTGGGTGATATGTTCCACGCTGGCAACCAAACAGATATGTCTTCGTTTTGTTCTATCTTTGATCACTTGGATCCTCTATATCAACAAACAGATAGCTTTTGTACACATCTTTTATCTCAACAACATGCAAAGAATTTAAATTTAAAGTTGATTGAATTCTCAAACGAATATATACTACATAATACTCCTTTTGGTAGTCATCAGGACGTATTGAAATTCCTATAGGAGAATTTAATATGAAGAAATTTGTTATGTTATTGTCGTTGCTATTTGTCTCTACTGTATCTTATGCAGCAGATCAAATTGCACCACAACCAAAGGCTTCTTGCTCTGCACAGATTCCTTTTGGAGAACCTTCTGAGAAGGCAGGCTTGCCTGTTGTATGTCGTAAGGCTTATATCCTTGAATCTGATGTCACTGCAAAGATTCCTGTATGGGTTGCATGGACTCTTACTCCAGATCATGCTATTGGTTGTGTAGCACGTACTAATGCTTTTGCTACAGACCAGTCACTTCCTGCAACAGGTCGTGCAACACCACAAGACTATGCAGCTTCGGGTTATGATCAGGGACATCTTGCAAACGATGCAGATATGTCGTGGGATGATCAAGTCGAACACGAATCTTTCTATATGTCTAACATGAGCCCTCAGCTTCCTGCTGTTAATCGTGGTACATGGAAGAACTTAGAATCAGCTGCACGTGCATGGGTATATCAGACCAAACATCCTTTTACAGAGTATGCTGGTAATATCTGGTCTGCTTCAAGCAAGACAATTGGTGCAGATAAAGTTGTTATTCCTGATGCATTATATAAAATTGTTGTTGATGATGTAAGCAAGAAATCATATGCTTTTATTATGAACAATACTCCTGGTTTGGATTCAGACTTTACCAAATATCAGGTTACAGTATCAGACGTTGAAAAGGCTACAGGCGTTACTTTTCCTGTTCCTGATTCAAAGACTGTAAAAAACCCTCTTATCGTAGCAGATCTCAAGACTCTTGCTGCTGATAAGAAGAAGCAATGTAAAGAATAAATATAAAACCATTTGTCCTTTAAAATGGTATGGGAAGTGGAGGAGACCAATCTCCTCCACCAACACTAAGGAGTATAAATGAAGAAACTAATATTAGCATTGGCAACAATGCTTAGTATGGTTGTTTCTGCATCCTACGCTAAAGATCTAAACTTAGATAATTACATCTATGATATGGTGACGATACAAGCAGAAAAACATAATGTTCCAATCAAGCTTGCGCATGCGGTGATACAATTGGAATCGAAATACGACCCTAATGTCAGGGGCAAAAGAGGCGAGTACGGATTAGGTCAAATCCTTTGTTCTACAGCAAAGCAACAAGGATTGAATGGTAAATGCGATCAGCTTAAGGATCCTTATACCAATCTAGAATACACTATGACCTATCTAAGATATGCTATGGATTTAACTGACAATGATATATGTCAAGCGGCTTCCTTCTATTCAAGTGGAGTCATTGTTAAATCTAAAAAGAAATCTGCATATTGCAGAAAAATGCTTGACAGCATAAATTGATTATAGTAATATAATAATAGGTGGCAACTTGTAAGAGTTTGTTACAAGTTGCCACTTTTATTGGGGGATCGTCTAATCGGTAGGACTACAGACTTTGAATCTGTCTATCGGGGTTCGAGTCCCTGTCCCCCAGCCAATAATTTTTAAAGTATGGAGTTGCCAATGGCTCTGCAATGGGTTAAATGTTCTTATGGTGATAAGGAAAGCGAGTTTGAAAAAACAGCTAAGAAATATTCAGATGACCAGCATTTGAAGGTTAACATTGCCCTTATTAAGAAACAATATAGCATTTCAAAGCAAATTAGTCTAACTAATGCCATATGGTCTAAAATGAAGAATACTAATAGTTACAATACTAAGACAATAGAAGATATGCAAGCAGCTATAAAAATTGCAAAAGAATCTAAAGATATAACATCAATATTAAAAGAATTTTTTTCGGGTAAAGTTGAATCACCTATTGCCATGAGGTTAGGTGATGGCTCGTATGAATTGATATCTGGTAGTTCAAGACTAATGGCAGCTAGAGTATTGGGTATAACACCCAAAATTCAAATTGTTGATATTAATTGGTAATCAACTAGTATAAATAATCTTTTATAAACCGTGTGAGAGGATATGTGAAATGACTACATCTACTTGGGGCTACCATCTTTTGATCGACGCTACTGCAGGTCAGAAAGACCTTATTGGTTCAAAGGAAAACATTAACGCTTTTATTAAGGAATTGGTAGTTGCCATTGACATGGTAGCTTTTGGTGAACCTTGGATTGAAACTTTTGCAACTCATGATATTTCAAAGTCTGGATACAGCATGTGCCAGATGATTGAAACATCAAACATTACTGGTCACTTTGTTGACAAGAATGGCAACTTCTACATCGATATTTTTAGTTGTAAACCATTTGATAATGAAGTAGTATTTAATGTAGTAGACAAATACTTCAAGCCAGAAAAGATGCGTCATCACTTTATCTCTCGTGATGCCTAATATTGACGCGCGGTAGTGAAACAGTATCACAGCGGTCTCATAATCCTCAATTCTAGGTGCAACTCCTAGCTGCGCAACATGAGGACCCTGTTATTATAAATAGCTATTAGTAAGTCTATTATAATAACAGGGTCGGTTATGTACTATACAATTTATAAAATTACTAATAAAATAAACAATAAATTTTATATAGGTAAGCATCAAACTAAAAATCTAGACGATGGTTATATGGGTTCTGGTAAATTAATCAAAGCTGCAATTAAAAAATACGGTATAGAGAATTTTACCAAAGAAATATTATTTGTGTTTGATAATGAAAAAACAATGAATGATAAAGAAAAAGAACTGGTTGTATTGTCTGAGAATTCTTATAACTTGTGCGAAGGTGGACAAGGTGGGTTTAGCTATATAAATTCCAACCTCCTTCAAAATACAGAAAAAGCTATCGAAGTTAGAAAACAAAATGGTGCAAATACTCTAAGGTTACTATCAGAACGAAATAGATCTGATCCAGATTTTTATGATAAGTGGTATAGTAGAATAATAGAAACACGTAAGGATAAACCCGGCACATTTACAGGCAAAAAACACTCTCAACATTCTAAAAATATCATGAGTGAAAAAGCATCATTGAATATGAAGGGTGCAAAAAATCATAGGTATGGTACAATGTGGATAACTGATGGTAATAATAACAAACAGATTAAAAAAGATATTGATATTATTCCTTCAGGGTGGTATAGTGGTAGGGTTATAAAAAATAGGTGACATATGAACATACAGCATGCCTACATTCTTTATATTGATAAACCAGATCCAATTCAATACATGGAAGAATGTAAGGCTTCCTGTGACCAATATGGAATCCCTGTTACTCCTTTTCTTGGAATGAAACTTCCCACTACTACAGCAGAAGTTAAAGAGAAGTGGGGATTCCGTGTTGATCCTAAGGTTGATCAATTCTATGATGAACCAGTTCACAATGTGTGGTTTAGAGAACAACTTTGTACAACAGGGCATCTTGCAATGTGGAAAGATGCTGTGGAGAAATATCCAAATGCAGCAATTGCTTTCATGGAACACGATGCTCTTGTCAAGCGTAATTTTCTTGATATTGATGTCCAAGATAACGAAATAGTATTTCTTGGCTATCGCGTAGACGATAGGGATGATTATGAATGTATTGATGATCCCTTTATAAAATACCCAGTGACAAAATTTGAAGGGACTCATGGCTATGCAATCACAACTAACACCGCGAGAGCTATTTTACATGGAATTGATCAACAATGGCCATTGCTTCCTCTTGGAGTTTCTATTGATTTCTACCTTGGCGTGCAGAATATTTTCAAGCTGAATATGACTGTTGCTGATCCAGCTCCACTGGTTGCTGTGATGGAACAAAAGGCTTCCGAGACACAACCTGAAGGTAAGGTTGCTCGCTACAATATGGCACCTCATAATGGATTCATTAAGGGCCTAAAGAATACAGATAAGTACACATATGATCCTGAAAATAATTGGTTGATATTCTGATGAAAGTAACACTTGGTAAGTTTCCTAAGAGTACAAGCAAAACAGAGCGTAAGATATCTGTAAAGATTGATTATTGGGACACATGGTCAATGGACCATTCGTTAAGTCTCATCATTCATCCTATGCTTATTCAACTTCAACAAACAAAGCATGGTGCTCCATTTACTGATGATGAGGATGTTCCAGAAGAACTACGTTCAACATCAGCACCTCCCAAAGAGTATGAATATGACGTCGATGATAACCACCACAAAAGATGGGAATGGATTCTCGATGAAATGATTTGGGCTTTTGCACAAAAGCTCGATGACAATGCAGAAAGCCAATTTCACACTGGCGATCATGATATTAAATGGGTCGACATTACCGTAGATGGTGAGGAAATGTTTGAGATGGTCCGTGGACCCAATGATACTCATGTTTTTGATAAAGAAGGATGGGAGGCTTGGAATGCTAGAAAGACTAACGGTTTCAAATTATTCGGAAAGTACTTCGAAGGTCTCTGGGATTGATACTCACAACTACTCTGTAGATGCTTTGAGGAAAGCAGCATTTGTGGATGAGATTAATAATGTACTTAATGTTCACAATCCCGTTGACAAAGATATCATAGTAGGCTATCTTAAAAATAGAATTGCTGAGATAGACAAAAGGTACAAATAAGTTATGGGCGTGGGTGTTGGTACACAGGGAGTCCTTATAAGGCTTTCAGCGGCAGATTACCGTTCTCGACAGGGTTCAAATCCTTGCACGCCTACCAAATTCTAGGAGATTAAAATGCCATATGTAAATGTCTGGGTAGATGATGATGAGTTTGACATTAGCGAGTGTGATGACGAAGATTTGATCAAAGAACTTCAGAAGCGTGGGTACTTTATTGGTGGTAAATTGTACGATGAGGTACGTGGTCTCTCTGGGTTATATTCAACATATATGACAATGTCTCCTGAATTTTTTCAGAAGGAATTGAAGAGATTCTTTCGTGAAAATCTAGATGTGAGTATTTACTGATGAAAGTAAAGAAGTTAGTTGCCAAGCTCTACGAGAAGATTCTTCTTGGTGATAAGCAAGGCGAAAAGAAAGTATGGCTTAAGATTATGAAAAAGAGTCTTAAAGGCAAACATACGGAAGCCGTTAAATAAATATAACAATTGGTTCCATAGTTCAACTGGATAGAGCACCCGCCTTCTAAGCGGATTGTTGCAGGTTCGAGTCCTGCTGGGACCGCCAAATTTAGCCCACGTAACCCAATGGCAGAGGTAGGAGACTTAAAATCTCCAAAGTGTCAGTTCGAGTCTGACCGTGGGCACCAAATATATAGGATGGAAACGTGACCAGATTAATTAAACTTACCAACGATCATGATGCCCATAAGGGCAGTCCAATCTACATTAATGTAGATCATATTTGTGCTGTATATGAAGCACCAGGACAGTCGGGTGGAATGAAGACGTTTATTTTTGGTGGGTACACAGGAGTCCAGTGGGAAGTGGAAGAATCCCCAAAAAGAATCTTAGAATTAATTACCCCTGTAACGATGCTAGTTGAATGAGAGTTAAGGATATAAAATGATTAGAGAATGTTTAGTTAAAAAGAAACCATTTCAACAAAAAGCAATTCAATTTACTCCAGAATTAACCAATGAAGAATTGAAGCGTTGGACTAACGATCGAGCATTCATTGCACACCTAGACCGCGATGATCATCCTTGTGCAATGATAATTACAATTGAAGGTGCAATGAAGGCATACTATGGTGATTATATCATGCAGGGTGTTAATGGTGACGACTTTTATCCCGTTAAAGAATCAATCATGATGAAATCTTATGATTTTTTGAGGGATTGAATATGAGTGTAAATCTTATTGCTGT